CCTGAAGGTTTTAGACCTAGAGGAGAAACAGATACGGTGTATCAATCACCTTCATTACGTGGTAGAGCATCAGGTAGTGGACAGGATTCAGGGTCAGATACAGGTAGACCTGCTATAACTGCTGAAGAAAAAGCCAATGAAGATAAACTATTAAGAGAATCTGCTCAAAGAGATTTACCTCCTAGAGGAGCAGAGTCTTTTAACTACGATGTAAAAGAAACAGGAACTGTAGACGCAACAGGTCAACCTAATCTTGAAGTAGTGTCTACTGGTAAATTCAAAGACTATTTAAGAGCTAGAAGTCCTGCAGGTTCTTTTGGCATTGACTATGCAGGTGGGTTTACAGACAATAAAAGTAAAACTTTTAAATTAGACGAAACTACAGGACGTTTAGGTAAGGCAGGAGATTTTATAGACCAAGGAGTAGCTAAAGTTGCATCTGTAATACCATTTGCAAGTCCATTACTTAGAGCAAGTGACAGAGATATACGTAGACAAGCTGCTAAAAGATTGGCTAATGAGGAATACGCAAATGCTGAAGAGTACAATATATTAAGAAATATAATTGACTTAGAGCCTATGGAAGCAGGTAAATTTTCTTTGTTCAAAGTAGCAGATGATGATGAACTTATAGACAATATGGCTAAAGCTAAAACACTTAAATATAGTAAAACAGCAGCAAATAAATTTAAAAAAACTCAAGCAAGATTTGCAGAAAATTTAAAGAAAGAAAGAGCAAAAAATCCGTTTAGTAGAAACAACACTCCTAACCAAGACCAAGCTACATTATTAAATGAAATAGATGTACAACGTAAAGGTGGATATTCAAATATGTCTGGTTCTGAAATAGAAGAGCAACAAAGAAAAAATGCAGACAATATGCGAAGAGCAGCAGCTATGGATGCTCAAATGGAAAGAGAAAATAGAAGACGTGCAGAAAAAGAAACAGGAGGTACAAGTGGTAGTACCTTTTCTGAATCTACAGTATCAGGTAGTGGAGCAGAATCTGCAGGTACACACTGTTGCACAGCATCCTACAAACAAAAAACTATGACCATATCAGAAGTAAAAGAGCTTAGACGTTGGCACAGACAACAATCACAGATATGGCAAGATGGCTATGATGTATGGGGCAAGTATGTTGCAGATGGTTTAGTGGCTAAGTCAAAGTGGCAAGCATCTGTTGTAAAATCTGTACATCAGTTAATTATAAAAAAGAAGTTGACACTAAAAGGATTGTATGGTATAATGCTTATATCTTCAGGTGTCTATCCTATAGGATTATTTAAAAGGATAATGAGATATGGAAGAATTTTTCAATCAACTTAGAGAACGCTATTTAGCTTTACCCGAAGAGGAGAAAGATGTAATACGTTCTTTAATGGGTACAGAGCAAGGCAGAGTGTTAGGTAAGATATTAGGTCCTGAAATATCAAGTCAAATAAACTTACGTAGACCTGCCCAACCTGCACCACAAAGGCGCGGACTTGGTATGCGCTAATCTGTCAGTCACTAGCTACTCATCCCCCAACTGGCTACGATGACCCTAGAAGGAGAACTCAATGAACGAGACAGTAATGGCTGAAGAGCCACAACAACAAAAAAAAGCAGCATTCGTTAGTAGGAAATACAACAACGATGAAAAGCGAAAAGCCGAAGAACAGGAACTTGAAGAGCTACTTAAAGCTCAAAAAGGCGAAGTTGAAGAGAAAACTTCTGAGGTGGAGGAAGAACAAGAACCTACTTCTGCTGAAGAGAAAACATTTAAGAAGAGATACTCTGACTTACGAAGACATCAGCAAAAACAAGCCGATGAACTAAAAGCTAAGATAACTGACCTTGAACGGCAGTTAACTGAAGCTACACGTAAGGAAATGAAGCTACCTAAATCTGAAGAGGAGATAGAAGCTTGGACTAAAGAGTATCCTGACGTAGCAGGTATAGTTGAAACTATAGCCGCTAAAAAAGCACAAGAGCAATCTGTGGCACTTGAAGAGCGTATAAAAGCTATTGATGCATTACAAATATCTGCATCAAAAGAAAAAGCTGAAGTTGAACTGTTAAAGTTACATCCAGACTTTAGTGATATACGAGAGAGTGATTCTTTTCACGAATGGGCTGAACAACAGCCTAAGTGGGTACAGGATGCACTTTATGATAACGAAACAGATGCGAGGTCTGCGGCTAGAGCCATAGATTTGTACAAAGCAGATATGAAAATGTCTGCACCAAAGTCTAAGGACAAAGATGCAGCAAAGTCTGTATCAGTTAAAAATGCTCGTAGCAAACCCCAAGAGGACGCAACAGCTTCTTACATGAAAGAGTCTGATGTACAAAAAATGTCCGCTAAAGAGTACGAAAAAAGGTCAGACGAGATTATGGAAGCCATAAGGTCTGGTAAATTTATTTACGATGTATCGGGGTCAGCACGATGAGTATAATATATAAACCACAAAAAGAGATGGAGTTGTTTGCTCCATTTGGACCTACTATGGGATACTTTCGTATGCCGTATGAGTTGGTTGAAAAGTTAAATAGTAAAATGTCTGATAAGTTAAAATCTTATGCAGATAATCTGGTGGGTAAAGTATCTGAAGAGTTAGCTTTTGACGAAGAGATACTTGCTATAGCACAAAAAGGATTGGGACAGTTTATAGGTCAGTATCAAGCCTATACAGACTTTCGTAACTCTATGGGTGCTAAAAAGCCTGATACAGATAAATTTGACTATGGATTACAAATAGTATCTGGTTGGTTTGTACGTCAATTTGAAAATGAGTACAATCCATTACATATTCACACAGGCTGTCGAATGTCTTGTGTGGGATATCTAAAACTACCAGAAGGAATAGAAGAGGAGTGGGAAGAAGACTATAAAGACCACCACCCTGCAAATGGACATATACAGTTTGCACATGGAACATCTGCAGGATACACAGCAACTAACTTTGTTGTCAAGCCTAAAGTTGGTGACTTTTATGTATTTCCATCACACCTTTTCCATTGCGTTTATCCGTTCTACACGAAAGGTGAACGTAGGTCTTTCAGTATGAATATGAATTTTATTGAAATGCCAAAGAAAAAAAGTGTTGACAAGTAGTTATTTTTAAGTATAACTATACACACTTGTGTGAATTATATCACACTATAAAACAGTCAGTCTTACGGATTACCTGACAAGCCTAGCCCATTAACATGTAAGTAGCGCAACTTAGATGCTAATGCACCTCTGCAAATCAGCCCCTGTATTAGTCTGGTGAGTTTACATCTGTTAAATGCTAAAGGAGGTAACGATGGCATTCACGTCTGCTGCCGGTCACGGCAACCTCCCTAATGGTAATTTTTCACCTATCATTTACTCCAAACAGGTGCAACTTGCGTTTCGTAAGTCATCTGTTGTGGAACAAGTTACAAACTCCGATTATTTCGGGGAGATTGCTAACATGGGCGATAGTGTGAAAATCATTAAGGAGCCGGAAATAACAGTCAAGGCTTATGCTAGAGGTACAACTATTACACCTCAAGACCTTGACGATGAGGACTTCAGCCTTACAATCGACAAAGCTAACTACTTTGCGTTCAAGGTTGATGATATTGAGGAAGCTCATTCTCACGTTAACTTTCAATCGTTAGCGAGTGATAGGGCTGCCTATCGACTATCTGACCAGTATGACCAAGACGTTCTTGGTTATCTATGTGGGTTTAAACAGTCTGCACTACACAGTGCTGCTGATACTGCTAATACTACAGTAAACGGTTCTAAAGCCGTTTCAACTGCAGGTTCTGATGAACTTCTATCTTCAATGAAGTTAGATGCTTCTGACTTTACCGATGGTTCAGGAACAGCAGGTTCAGCCAGTAACTCTATTGGGCTTCAGCCTAGAGGACCGGGTGCAACTGACTTAACACCTGCTGCAGGTACAACTTTCCCATTAACAGTCATTGCTAGAATGGCTAGACTACTTGACCAACAAAATGTTGATTCACAGGGTCGATGGTTAGTTGTAGACCCAGTGTTCATGGAAGTGTTGAAGGACGAGGATTCTCGACTATTCAATCAGGACTTTGGACAATCTGGTGGAATTAGGAGTGGTGAAGTTATAGGCAACTTACATGGATTCCGTGTATTTGTTTCTAACAACCTACCATCCATCGGAACAGGACCTGCTACTACTGGCGGTACTAACTCTTCCAACTTTGGAATTATTGTTGCAGGACACGACTCCGCAGTCGCTACTGCTGAACAAATCAACAAAACTGAAACTTACCGAGACCCAGACTCATTTGCTGATATCGTTAGAGGAATGCACCTTTACGGTAGAAAAATATTGAGACCTGAAGCTCTCGTTAACGCTCGGTATAATCTAGTATAAGGAGATTGAATTATGGCATTAGGTGATAATACAACCTCTGTGGCTAGAGGTAGTATGGCTAGGGGAAGACAGCCATACATGATTCAAGCTGACCTGAACTTTGCAACAGCTGCAAGCGATAAGGGTACTGCCCTTGCTGCAAATGATGTGATTCCGGGTTTAACTATTCCTGCTAATACACTCATTATTGCTGCAGGTTTTGAAGTAACAACTGCTCACTCAGGTACTTCAACCGACACTGATTTTGACTTTGGTATTACTGGAGGTGACTTGGATAACTTTGTTGATGGTTTCGACTTTGACGGAGCTTCTGTCGGAGACTACGCTTTTAAGGCAGGACAAACTCCTGTTCTTATTGGTGGCACTTCTGACACAATTGACATTGAAATCCAAGCAATGACAGGTACAACAACAGGCGGTGTAATCCGAATGTTTGCTGTATGCATGGACGTTGATGACACAGGTGACATGACTGCTAATGAAGTAGACCGTGACACCCTTGCTTAAATAGTCTAGGTGGGGCAGGGCAACTTGCCCCACTTTATTTTAGGAATTTATAATGGCAACATTTTTAGCATTGACAAATAGTGTATTAGCAAGATTAAATGAAGTACAACTTACCGCTTCTAATTTTTCTGCAGCTAGAGGTATACAAACACAAGCGAAGAATGCTGTCAATGAGTCGATACGATATATTAATCAAAGAGAATTTAATTATCCATTTAATCACTCAACTAAAACAGAAACACTTGCATCAGGGTCAGTTAGATATTCTATACCTGCAGATGCAAAAACGGTAGACTACAATACATTTAGAATAGTAAAAGACCAAGATTTAGCAACAGCAGGTAATTCTTTAAGTATATTACAGTACAACGAATATGTAGATAAGTTTATTGACCAAGAAGATGAAATAGTAACAACTACACTAGCAGAGGAATTAGACGCTAGTGAAACAGAAATAGACCTTACAAGTTCTACAGGATTTGATTCTGCAGGAACTGTAGTTATAGAAAATGAAGAGATATCATATACAGGCATTAGCACTAATACACTAACAGGTTGTACACGAGGTGCTAATGGCACTACAGCAACAACTCATGCTAATTCAACTCAAGTTGCACAATTTGATGGTGGTGGTATCCCAACTCATGTAGTAAGAACTCTAGATAATAACTATCTGTTATATCCTTTTCCAAATAAAACATATGCTTTAAAGTATGACTATTTTACTTTTGCATCAGACTTGTCAGCACAAAGTGACACACCAACTATACCTGATAGATTTTCTCCAGTAATAGTAGATGGAGCTACTGCATTTACATATCAATACAGAGGAGAAACATCTCAGTATCAATTAAACTTTGCACGATTTGAGCAAGGATTAAAGAACATGCAAAGCTTATTAGTGAATAAATATGAGTATGTTAGGTCTACGGTTCTAGCACACCCAACTGTAACATCAAATTATTTTGCAACAGCAACGGTTAGATAATGCCCGATTTATCGCAGACAGCACCTGCCACATTTCCTTTGATGGGTGGCTTAGTTTTAAACAAGTCTACATTCGCTATGCAACCGGGAGAAGCACTTGAGCTTGTAAACTTTGAGCCAGATATTAATGGTGGATACAGACGTATAAATGGTTTTGCAAAGTATAATACTAATATAGTGCCAGTAACTAGTTCCTCAAGCGAAGAAGTCTTGCTTTCTTGTATATTTAATGGTACAATAGTTGCAGCTAGAGGAGAAAAGATATTTACTGCTTCAGCAGGAAGTGGGTCTTGGACAGAACGAGATAGTGGCAGAACAAGCGCAGGTGTATATACCTTTGAACGATTTAACTTTGATGGTAATGACAAGTTAATAGTCGCAGACGGAAATAACGCACCAACAGTATTTAATACATCGTTTGCAGCAACAGATGTATCATCAGGTGGGGGTGGAGAAGTTAGTACTGCTGTAACAGGCGCAAAGTTTGTAGTAGCGTTTAAAGACCACATGTTTTACGGTGGTATGGCTAGTAACAAACAAGAGGTTGTGTTTAGTGTACCGTTTGATGAAGACAACTTTGCAACAGGTAGCGGTGCAGGTAGCTTTAAAGTAGATGATACAATAACAGGTCTTAAAGTTTTCCGTGAAGATTTGTTTATATTTTGTCAAGAT